GGTCGTCGATACCGGAAGCCTCGTCGTAGATCACCACGATGCGCTTGCCGACGTTGTGCAGGCCGGCGAAGGCCTCGGTGTTCTCCTTCGACCAGGTCACGGCGTCTGCCCGCCAGGACTTCTCGTGGCCGCTGTCGGTCGAGTAGAGCTGCATCCCAACGACCTTGAACCAGTCTCGGGTCAGCGACAGGCGGAACCACTTGCTGATCTCTGGCCATGTTTTCGTGCGCAGCTGCGGCTCGGTGTTGGCCGTGATGACGACCTTGCAGTCCTCGCAGGTATCCTCGGCCCACTTGACCAGCATGGCGATCAGTGCCGACTTGCCGATACCGTGGCCGGATGCTACGGCGATCTGGCAGGGCTGGAATCTTGTGGCCGGGTCAGACAGGTGCTCGGAAATGGCGCCCATGACCTCGCGCTGCCATGTCCGCGGGCCTTTGTGGCTAGCCAGTTCGCCCTTCCCCCACGGGTAGACATACAGGGCGTGGCCCAGCGGGTCGTGGGTGAATCCTGCGATGTCCTCGACCAGTTGCAGCTCAACGATTTGTCGCGCGTTCACGGGCTTCTCGCATAGCGTCGGCGAGGCCGAGGTCTACCTTCGCGTCGATCTCGAGTTTGTCACGCCACCCGATCAGGTTCTTCGCAGTGAAGATGGCAAAGGTCTTGTCGTAGTACCCCTGCATACCATTGGCAACAAGTATCCGCTCCTGATGCTCCTTCGCCTTTTTAACGGCGTCGGAAAATTCAGGGTGCCGGGTTGCCCATTCGTGCAATGTGTCCCGGTGTACCCCCAGCAGGCAGCAGAAGGCCGCAAGGATCGGCAGGTCATTCGCGACGGTGCGCTCGGTCTCTACCAGCTCCCCGGACTTATCAAGTTCCTTGGTCTTGAGGACCTTGGTTGCCGGCACATTGAAGAAGTCGATGATCTGCTGGCAGTACTCTGGCCGGTAGTCGGTCGGCCTTCCCTTCTTCGCGGGTTTGGCTGCCGCCTTATTCGCGGGCTTCTTCTTGGTTTTCGGTTTGGTTGCCATGTTCAACGTGAAACCGTGTTGCTACGGTATGCCTAGAGTAGGCTTTTTTCGATCAGGACGCATCGCTGTAGGATGCCTGTGGATTCAACCGGTTGGCAAGGCGCGCCTGTCGCTCAATCGCTGGACGATTCTCTCGCCTTGCGCATCCGACTTGTCTCGAAGCGGAACCATGCGCCGAGTTGTTCCAGAGCATCCCGGTTCCACTTCACGGTTGAGTTGTGCAGGCGTTCTACGGCCTGAACCAGATCTTCGCCGATCTCGGCGACTAGGTTTGGCCTGTAGTTCGGGTGGTTGCCCCCACCCCTGCGGGTGTTGCATTGCGTGCAGGTCATGCGGATGTTGTTCGGGTGGTATCGAGCCGGGCTTGCCCCGCCGGCGCCAACGGCCTTGAAGTGCCCGGCGTCACGCTTGTGCGTGAAGTCGTGCGGCCTGTTGCACGTGAAACATGGCTTCCCCCAGTCCCGCTCTTTGACGTAGGCGTTACAGTACCCCTGAATCCGGTCCTTAAGTTCGCCAAGGGTTTCGATCTCGCGCCGCCGCTTTTGGGTTTCGGCCCTCGCCTGCCTGACCCTTTCCTTGGTCTCGCGCTCACGGGCGGCACGAACCTTTGCCAGCGCAGCAAGGCCGATGGCGTCCCGGCAGTCATCGCTGCACCACCTGGTGCGGGGGTTGTCCTGCCAGTACCGGTTGCGGCAGCCGGGGGCTTTGCAGGCGCGCTTGCCGGGCTTCCACTGGATGCTCATGTCGGGTCATCCGGCATGAGCTCGATCGCCTCGGCCACCTGCTCTGGCGACAGCGTCGGCAGGTATTCCATGCTGATGTAGTTGCAGACGCCCTTCACCAGCAGCTGGAAGTCACCCTCCTCCATCTCGTCGAAAGCCATCGACCGCGGCACCTTGCGGATCAGGTAGCCCTCAAAACCCTCGACATGTAGGCGCTCGCGGTCGCACATGATGTCGCCTTCGACCTGCAACTTCTTCACGATGGCATGCGCTTCCATGCCCTCGAAGCCGTCGATGTTCTGTTCGACGAACTGGCCTATGCTGTGGATGTATTTGTGCTGGCCGTAGTCCCGCTCCTTGCTCACGGTGGTGCGCATGCGCATGCCGCGCCGGACCTTCTTGCGGCGAAGGATCTGCCTGTCGACCTCGCCGGCAGGAACCATGCAGCCGACCAGCTCGCCAGTGACCGGGTCGATCATCTCGCGGATGTCGACGTAGATCCGAGACGGGATGCGCTTCTGCTTGGCAGGCGCAAGGGTTCCACGTGCAACATCGCTCACGCGAAAAGCCTCATTTGTGCGTGCGCCGCCTCAATTCGCCGGCAAGCCATCTCGAAATACCGAGGGTCTTTTTCTATACCGATGAAGTTGCGATCGGTACGCAGGCAGGAGACGCCAGTTGTTCCGCTGCCCATGAATGGGTCGCAGACGATGGCTCCTCGCTGGCTGAACAGGTGAACAAGGTCATCCATGAGCGCCACCGGCTTTTGCGTTGGGTGCTCGTTTGACCTGTCTCCATGACCGTTGCCCCGGTCGTGCTTGCAGACGACGAAAACGCCGCGCCTCCCCCCCCCATTCCAGACGCTTCGGCCTTCGCCACACCATGATGCGGCGATGCTCTCGTAACCTTGAGCCGGCCTGTCGCCCGTCAACTGCGGGCTGCTGTCGGGCTTCACCCAGACCATCGCGCGCCGCCATTTCTGGCCGGCGGCTTCCATAGAATCGCGCCACGATGCAACCGCTTCGGCTTGGCAGAAGGCCAGCATCCAGCCGTTGCAATTCTTCGCGGCCCACACGGAAACAAAATCCTGCTGGTCGCTGGTCAGCGCGTTGAAATCGAGGGCACGCTCGCGCATCTCGCGCTTCCTGCCTTTGCCTAAGATTCTGTTCGCTCCGTGAGCCTCAGCGTTGTACGGCGGGTCAGTGACGACAGAATCGACACGACCAATCGACGGCAGAAGTTCGCGGCAGTCTCCGCAGTAAAGCGTTGCGTTTCCGATGATGACTTGCTGCCTCATGCGAACAAAGCCTCCTGCTCGGTCGGTGCCGGCTTCGGTTGTTCGAGGTAATACTCGGCAACGTGCAGGATAAGCAACTGCCCGAGTTTGTGGGTCTGTTTCCACTGGCTGTAGCACCTCTCCGGGTGAACGTCGCAGGCTACCCGCTGCCCGCGCTTGAACCCGCGCTCGCGCATCGCTGCGCGCTGGATGCCGTCTTCCGCCGCAAGGGCAAGCCGTTCCTCGCCTGTCTCCTTGTCGATTACTGGGCGGACTTGCAGGTAGATACGAGGGCGCTTTTTCGCCTTGGTGCCGGCTTTCTTGGGCTTCGGCTCCGGATTGGTCACTGCTTCCTCCATGACTCGCCGGTGAATTTAATCATCCGGCCACCATCCTCGCGCAGCCGGTCAAGAACCCGCTCTCCAACCTCCGCCCGTATCTTTTCAATGTCCATGTTCGAGACGATCACGGTCGGCAGGCAGTTCTCATACCTGCGGTTTACCACCTCAAAAATATACATGCGCTCGGTATCGCTTCCGAACTGCACCCCGACTTCCTCAATGACCAGAAGGTCAATGCTTCCGTACCGGTTCAGCAGTTTGCGCTCGTCGAATTCCGAATCCTTGCGCCATGAATCCTTGAACTCCCGCACGATGTCGGCGGCGCTGATGCGGCATGCAGACCGGCCAGCGTCGGAAACCTCGATGACGATGGCGCAGGCAAGGTGTGTTTTCCCGGTGCCTGGATTACCGCACATAATCAGCGACGGTTGGCGCACAGGGTCTTTGACGATCCCATCCGCCAGTGCGCGGCACTTTTCCAGCGCGCCGGACTGCTCTGCGTTTTCAGCGATGTAGGCGTCAAACGTGCGGGTGAGGTGGCGTAGGCTGACGCCAGCGTTGTCCAGCCGATCCAGCCGGCGCTGCTTTTCGGCTGCGGCCTTTGCTGCGGCCTCTTTGTTGGCCTTATCTTGCCGTTCGTCAGCCGCACAATGCGGACATGTCTTTAGTCGGTCAGGGTACTTCGTCCACGTATCAAGCGACCATTCCCCATGCTTTTCACAGGTCCCCGTAACAGTCTCAGGGCTGCCTCGGAATTCGCACAAAATATCGCCAACCATCTTTTGGTTAGAACTTTCCATCTGGTGTTACCCCATTGCTGTAGTTCATCTGTGACAGGTCGTTCTTACTTGGCTTGCCTTGCGTTGGTCGGTACG